CCATAGAAGTTGTTCGCACTTCCCGCCGTCTTGCCCATCGCGGCGGCCTGCTGACCCATCCCCGCCGTCTGCCCCGCGAGCTGACCGCCGATCTTGCCGAGGTTGGCGTTCGCGGCGTTGATCGCGCCGAGGTTCGCCTGCGTCTGCGGCTGAGCGGCGTTGAATACGTCGATCACGTCCTGCGCGCCCTGCGTGGCATAGGGCTGGGCCCACTGCTGCGCCGAACCTGACGTGCTTTTCGCTGGAGACCCTTTCAGGATACCCATTCACAATTCCTTTTCGTAACTCGTGCCGTCGAGAGCGACCCAACCCGTTGCTCGGGCATATCTGCCCCAGCCTTTCCGCCCCTTCATTGTGAGCTTTTTCGCCCCGGCGTCTTTCGCCCAGGCGCTCACTGTTTCGCTCAGTTGCGGAACCCAATCCCTGTGCCGATGGCCGCCTGCCAATCTCAGCTCGGCGGTCTGGTCAGTGAAAAGCAGTGTCGTTGCAGCCGCGAACACGGTTCCATTTTCGTGCGCGATCCAGACAACTTGGTCGGGATGCTCGACAGGGACGGAACCGAAGTCTGCGGCGGGTTTGAGGAGGTCGTATATTGCGGGCCAGAGCGGGTGTGATTCCGCATCGGGCAATGATGATATTCGCACTTAGCTGCTGATGATGAACCACGCCGTTCCATCGGAAACGACTGTTCGAAACGCCCATTGGCTCGACAGCGAAACAGTGGTTGCGCCGTCGATGGTTTCCGTCCCATCGCCGTCAATCGTTACCGCGTGGGCGGAACTGTCGATTTTCTTGATCGTGAACCTGCGCCCGCCGAACAACGCGGCCCTGGGTAGAGTGATCGTGAATGCCGCCGTGGTGGCGTCGGCCATGATCGTGTTATCGCCTTCGCTGATCGTGTAGGCTGCGGTTTTCGTCGCTACGTTAATTGTCCGCTGGAGCAGCGGGTTGACCTGCGATGCAACCAATCTCTGCCACTCGGGAAGCGAAGTCTGCGAAAACGGGATCACAACCGGCCACCTTGAGTGGCTTCTATCGCAAGCCCCTCAATGAAGCTCCACTCGGTTCCCTGTGCAATCGTGATCTGCGGCTGGTGATAGCGACCGTGGCACCTTATCGGCGTGTCGCCATTCGCTCTTAGATCGGTCGAGATCACCGTTGTCTGCGCTGCGCCCAAGGTCGGTGAGCTGTCAATTTGCAACGTCACCCCGTTGGTCGCGTCGGTGTCGATCCTCGAATTATGGACGTAGGCACCGAAGCCCTTGAACGCCTCCATCTTGGGAAGCCGAAACTGCGCTTCCATGTTCTGTGACCCGCCGAAACTCGCCAGAGTGAAGTCGTTCATCGCTACTAAAAGCATCGGGTCACCGCCGCGCCACAGCGGGTCGTCAAAGCTTACCGGCACATCTTCAATCGAGGGATACAGGACCGCAATATCCTCAAGCGTAACGGCTGAGGTTTGACCCTGCGCCACGCCGACGATGCCGGGCTGGTAGATGTCGCTCCACTTGCCCGTGCCCCAGTTGTAAACCCATAGGCGGTCGGGCATCGACCACACCACCAACTGGCGGGCCGGATCGACCGTCGCGTGGCACTGCGCCTCGATCTGAGCGACCGAGTAGGTCTCGAAGAATGTCCTATCGACAAGTTCGACAAGGCCGGTCTGCGTCTGCTGCTTTCCAATCGGTGAAAGCTGACCGTCCAGCAATTGATAAAAGCCCGAGCGGTCGAGGAAAAACACCCGCTTTCCGGACTGCGCGATTACCCCTTGGCAAAGCGCTCCGATGCCGTCTGAAATCTTCCTTCGCGTGTAGATCAGCGGCGTTCCGACGTACTCGAAGATGTGGATTGCGCCCGCCTGAAACACTAATCCATATTCACCGCCGACGAGGCCGGTAATCAGCCCTCCGTCCGGTATCTGCTGGTTGTCGCACTGGTTGGTTCCGATGGTCCAACCGGTGCAGTCGTTGAGGCCCGACCATGTGACTGTGTTACCAGCAGCGGGATCGCCAGCGAGGAACACCTGGTCGCGGACAATCGCCACCATCGACGCGTCCGGAGGCGAACCGCCGAGCGCCGCAATCGTGTTGGCCGTGATCGTGTATTTCTGCGGGGTGTCGCCGTTCACACCAATCACGAAGTTGCCGAACTGCGCGAAATACCACGGCTTGCCGGATGACACCGTGAGGATCGAAGTCGCAGCGCTTGTGGTCAGCGTGTAGAGATGCGCCGCCGTGCCCGCTAATAGTACCTTCGTTCCATCGTAAGCGGTGAATGCCGCAGCACCGCTCCATGTTTCGCCCATTGCCGCCGTGACCGACGACAGGGCCTTGACCGGAGCATAGCCGAGCGAGGTCGAATAGCAGTTGCGGGCAGTGACGAGGTTGCCGTGGCCGTACTCAGGCAAATCGGGGGCCCACGACCCGAGCTGCACCTTAGCGCTCCCAGATATAGGATTGCATCATCAGCGGAGCCGAGGGCATACGCTGGCGGTTCGCCTGCGCGTTGATCTCGCCCGTCGCTTCGTCCCAGGCGGCTTTCCACACCGACAAGCGCGTGTCGTCGCGAAGGAACGCTTCCGCCATGCACAGCGAGCCCCATAGGTAGAGGTCGGGGTATGTGCTCAGCAGCCAGTTGGTCGGGTTGTCCTCGTTCAATGACGGGATGCGCTGGTAGTAATCCAGGAGGAGTGAATATTCGCCGTCAGGCGTCGGGCCGAGGAATATCTGCTGGCCGATCACCGCATAGGCTTGCGGCATTCCCGTGTTCGCCTGCGGATAGCTGTTCCTCAGCACGGCGGGCGTCATTGCGACGAGCACGAAATCCGGGTCAGCGTCGAGATACAGGTCGCGGGCCGACAGGAAGTCATCGGGCAACGCAAGCTGCGGAATGCCGTCAACCGTTGCGTAGCTGGTTTGTGCGTGCATCTCCGGAGTGCGGAGGAGACGGTTGGCGCGGGACTCGAACAGACGGATGAACGTGGGAATGCGGGCCGAGAGATCGGAGCGGTTCAGCCACTGGTCGAGTTCGGTAAGGAGTTCGTCGTAGGTCGCAATGGTCACGCTACGGCCTCCTTCGTGAACTTATCGAGCTTGCGCTTGGTCCACTCTTCAAACTTGGGTTTCTGAATGACCGTGTGCGCGTTGGTCAGGATTTGCTCGCCAATGTGGCCCAGCTCCCAGCTCAATTCATGGTCGCAGTAAATCTTGATTCCAGCTTCACGCAGCGACTTGAAGAAATGAACATCTTCGCCGACAAACCGGATACCATCGGGCGTCGGGTCCATTCGGAACAGCGGCCAGAAATGCTCCTTGCCGTCATCCGAGGCTTTTGCTTCGAGGATCGCGAATGCTCTCATGTCCACGAGGCACAGCCCCAACCCGAGATGCGCGACCTCTTCTAATTCACCGGCTTGCGCTTTCTCCTGCGTGGTCCACACAAGGTCCAGCTCGTCGTCGTTGCCCCGCTTCGATGCGGTTGGGGAGGTTGGCGAGAAGCGGCGGGCGTAGTTACAACCCACTACGAGGCGGTTGCGTGAAAGCAGTCTCATTAAAGCGTCGGACGGGAACACATGGTCCGCGTCCATCCACAGCATGTAATCGGCTTCCCAGTTGATTGCCTCTGCAACCAGCCTGTTACGGCTCTCCGGGAGCAGCGATGAGGAAACCATGAATATCTCGAACTCAGGCCTAACCTGATGCCCGTCCATTTCGATTGTCGCCTGCGCCGAGAACGCAATCATCGATGCGAGGCATTGCGTGAACTTCGCCATGGTCTGACCGTGGCAGGGAATTGCAATGGCAATCTTCACAAACGCCCCTCGGTAATGCGGAAGCGGGCGTTGTCTGGATCGTTCGCCCAGCGCCGCCACTTCGCCTTGTCGTGGTACCAGCCCTCAAGCATGGCCTGGTTCAGCACTTCCTCAGGGATCAGTGCGACCGGCTTTAGGGATTTGTCGTTGTGCGGCAGCTCGGACATGGCCTTGGCCGCAGCCACAACGCCTTCGCAGTCCTGCTTGGTCTGGATGTATTGCCGTCCGTCCTCCTCGGCGTACCACGTTACGCGGCGCGAGTTTGGATCGGCGTCGAGGATGGCTCGTTTTGCCATGTGTCCCCCGCAAAAGAAGAGGGAGAGGCCGAAACCCCTCCCTCAGTTTAGTCACTAGCCATTCGTGTCTGCGATCAACGAATGCGCGTCAGGCGCTCTGTTTTCGAGCGTATATTCCGCCAGAATATTCTTGGTGTCTGCGTCGCCGACCTTTGCAATGTCCTGAGGGACGAACGCGCGCAGATACGCAACCGCGACCTTCGACGTATCGATGACATACACGTCACGGCTACGCATGGTGCGACTCGGGACAACCTTGAGGTCGCCAAAGTCCGAAGCGTACATCGTTGCAGCGCCGTCGATCTGGTTCTTGCCGACGATCAGCTGCGAGATTGCGCGACCCGTGAAGCCAGAGAAGTTCTGCTTGTTCACGGGACCAAGGAACACCATGTCCGGCTCGCCACCGTCATTGTACGCGTCAAGGATTGCGTCCTTGAGAAGCGCCTCGGTGAACGTGCGAAGGTCACCGGCAGTGCCGTCCGTCGCAGCCGCGGTGGCCGCAGTGGAGTCAGCGCCAGCGCCGTTGCGCGAGCCATTGCCGTTAATCCAGGCGTTCATCGACCGCAGGGTACGCGCGGTCGTGGTGTTGCCCGAGTTCTGGCCGGTGTTGCCGAGCAGGATCGCTTCGATGTCCTTACGCAGAACAAGCGACTTCTTCGCCATCTGGAAGGCCATCATATCGTCGATGCCAGCCGGATTGGTCGAACGCTGCGTGCCGGTCACAGTCGCGTCACGCGAACTGATCTGGCAGTAGTTCTGCTTGCGGGCGGGCGAGGTCGAGGACGCACGGGAAAGGTCGAAACCTT